GCCTGAATATGCTGTTAAAGCTTCTTCAACAGTAATTGTTTTATATAAATATATATTTGTATTGTTTGATTCTTTATATAAAATATCTATATACTCTATATTATTAACTATATCTGAATTATTTCTACCATTACCACATTCTACATTATATAACTGAGCTTTTGTAATATTATTAATCATTATTGCATTTTCTCCTGATTCTATAGTATAAGAACTTATTGTAAGTCCTAATCCTCCTGCATTAGGAAAAAACACAGGCTCAGAAAAAGGTGAAAAAGCAGAATATTGCCCATTTTTAAATTTCCATCTATAAGCAAATCTTACAAATTTTTCATTATAAATTGTTGAATTGTTTGTTACAATTTTTGCTGCTCTTAACTGTTCGTTAGGTATACTATTATTTGTGGTAGTTTCTATAACAACCTTTGGAGCATTGTGTGGCTTTTTTCTAATTAAGGTAATATCAGATTCTCTAAAAGGCTCGTTGTTAATTTGTGTAGTTTGATCATAAGTTGACTCTGATCCTGATTTAAAAACAGAATCATCACTTATATCAATTATTTTAGGTTCAGAATTATTATCTGTAAAAATTAAATAATCTTGTAGTATAGCTATTCCAGTAATTTTTGTATCTGTAAAATTTAATATATTTTTAGTGCCAGGTGTATTACCTGTTCTTGCATCAACTATTACGGGCACAGATGTTTCAGTAACAGAATTAAATTCAACTATAGCATTTACAGATGTACCTTTTATAAATAAATATAACTTATTGGTTTCATTATTTTCAATTGACCCAATACATTTACCTCCCATGCCATAAGTTGTAGTATAAACACTAGTTGAGGTTTTATTAGCATATCTATTACCTAATACATTTTGAACAGTACCTGCATCATCCGCTTCAGTACTTGATACTTGTATATTAGAAGCATCTCTATATTCACCTTCAGGTATAAGTCTCTCGTCGAGGTCTTTATTCATTCTTCCCCTAAGGAATGATTTTTTAATTTCTGGCATTTAATTAGTGTTTTAGATGCTTAGATTTACCTCTCATAATTTGAGATAACTCATTTAATTTAATATTTGATAACCTTAATTTTGCATTACGCATTGCAGCTCTTCTTTCTCTCCTAAATCTATTTACAATATATTCTGGAACATTTGCTTTTCCTGATAATATTGCATGAGCTACATATTTATATACTGCTTCCTCAGCCATTTTATGTATTTGCATTTCTGCATCAGTACCTAATCCATCAGATACATAATGCATTAATAAGTTTTTACCGACTAAATTGCTACTAAAGCTAAACCTTCCGTTTACTTCATCGTAAACAAACACACCGTTTACTTGTAAATTTTCAGGACTACTTCCATATCTTCTTCCGTATCCTATAATACTGTCACTATAAGTTGGGTTTTGTGCAAAATAATCATCTGCGCTTGAAGAACCTAAAGCTGCATTTGTTTCAATGCCTTTAAAACTTTTAGTAATTTCACGATCCGCTAATAAAAGAGAATTATCATTATCATATAAATAAGCAGCGTCTGTATCCTGTAATGCTGATTTTGAAGGATTTGATGTTTGATTGGTAGGATATATTATTCTTTCAAGACCATTATCATCAGACCATGCAAGTTTTACATAATTAACATAATCTTGTGGTACTGGTAAAGATAACGCTTCGGGAATAGTAACTTCAAATATTTTTTCAACTCTTGTTATATCGTAACTAAATTCTTGTATTGCTCTTTTAGTATGAAATAATACATCTAACTTTCTTGCATTATCTATAATTTTACCATCACCCACATAAGATACCATAAAGTTATTAACTATATTATCTAAAGATATATATCTATAGTTTCCTGTATTAGGATTTTCTAATAATACTTTTATAACTACACCATTACCAGGTGCTGTAGTAAATGTAATAACCCCTGTACTTGAATTATAGCTATGTAAATCATCATCAGCTTCTATACCGTCAAGAAAAACTCTAAATTTTGATTCAGCCGTTGGTAATGGCGTAAACGTTAATGTAAACGTAGTATCACTTCCGTCACCTGTAAAAAGCTGTTCGCCTTCGTAATATTCTCTTTCGCTTTGTGTTATTAATGCCATTTATTATGATTTTTCTTGTTGTATTTTTTTAGTTTCTTTTGCGTCTGCAACTTGTGCTATATCTCCTGCTCTAAGAGTTAATCCTACGTATAATAATATTTTTAAAACAAGATTTGTTTCTTCAGAATCATGCAGTTCAAAACTTGTTGAATTACCAGCATCATATAAAGCATTACCAACTACAGTTTGAGAAGCCCATTGAACTTCTTTAGGTTTTCTAACATAAGTACATGTTATTAACGACTGTATAGTGCTTGGGTATAAAATTATACTCCAAACAGAATCAGTAGTTTGTATATTCTGTATGTAAACTGGATTTGTTGTTGATGGCGCTGTTAAAGGTGAAAGTGTGTATTCTAATAGATTTTTTTGATCTATTTGTTCAACAGGTGTTGTGCTATTATATATTACTGTACCTAATTTATATAAATCTGTTGGTAACGTAAAATAGCTTGTTGTATATGTAAGAGTAGCTGAAGTTTTGAATTTGCTAACTCTTTCATTAATATTTTTTACTAAGTCGCTGTACTCAGTATCTTTTTTTGGCAGTCTTTCATATTGATTTAAGTCAAAGAAATACTGTTCGAATATTTCAAGCTGAGCTTGATTAGCGAATAAATTAAACTCTTGCGGTGTTATGTACCCACGATTTTCTTTGTTAAGAATAGCTTGTACTCTTTGATAAACTGTATCTATGCTAATTGCCATATTTTTTTTGTTATTATAATATAAGGCCACAATTATAGCAGCCTTATACTATAATTATGACTTATTTAAGTCTTTTTTCAATTGCATTGTAAATTTCAAGACCTTCATCGGTTTTAAAATACGCTGCTAATGCACTGTATGGGTTTTCTTCATAAGGTACTGTAACTAATTTTTTATTAGTTGCTCCCCACATAAAAGTTCTATTATCAGGTGATAGCTTTATAATTGAAGCTTCAACTGCTCTAATCCCCATATTTCTAATATTTATGTTTTCGTCATTTGCTAATTCTAAGAACAGAATAGGATCTCTCTTAGCAATATTAATCAAATCACGTCTAAGTTCCTTAGAAGTCATCTTAGATGCCTTATTTCCAGCCTCTGTGCGCACTATTGCCTCTATTTGGTCAATTTCCATGCTCATAGCTGCATTTAAAGCTTCAATTTCTAATTCCATCATATCTAACTCATCTTCTGCTACTGCTTCAGGATCAAATTCAAAAAATAATGAATTTCTTTGAGGGTGATATAATGATAAAAGTTTTTGTAAAGTTTGTTTTTGTTTAGGTACTGCTAGTGTACCATCTACAAAAGTTATATGTTCTAATTTAGCATCACCTTTGAACTCATCAACAAATGGTGTTTTTTGATTTGTTGTATACTTAAGTTCTCTTTCATATCCTTTTTCTTCATCAAAATAAAATATATTAGAACTTTTTACTGTATATGTTAATGGTGCTAAACCATCTTTAAGGGCATAAACCCTATCTTTTACAACCCAAGAAGGTTTTGTTTCTTTTGGTTGTTCAACTATTGTTTCAACTATAGGTTCTTCAATAGCTTTTGTAGCCTTTTTGGCTTTTGTTTTTTGTGTCATGATATAATATAATAAAAGTTAATAAAAAGTAAAGCTAGGGCGATAAAACACGCCCTGCTCTACTGTAATAAATATTAAGAAGTAAGTAACATAAAGTTGTTTGCACCTTGTGTAACTAAACATCTTTCTGATAGGTAGTGAACCTCCATTGCATCTAAATCAGAAGTGAAGTTTCCACCTACTGAACCAGTTGTCCAAGATTTCATTTTTCTATCATCAGCTTGTGAAGCTCTATATCTAACGTGTAAGAATGGTCTCTTAATGTTTTTACCAAGTGTTTGGTCGTAAACAGTAGATGTACCAGCTGGCACAATTATACCTCTTATATCGTTTTCAATAATACCTCTTGTTGAAGCGTCATTTAAGTATTTCCAGTCAGTTTTGTAGAAGTCATAAGAACCTCTTCTGAAACCAGAGAACCCTAAGTTAAGCGCCATATCTTCGCTGTTAGAGAATACACCGTAAGATGTACCACCTGCACCGTAAGAATTTTGTGTTGCTAACATATCGTCAATCGCTAGAGATACATCTCTGTTGATAAATAACATGTTTTCTTCGATTGCACCTTGAGCATCAAACTTCTTAAGAATGTTATCAAACGAACCTAAGTCATCTGTTGGAGATGTACCAGCGATACCAGTCGTAATGTGACCTCTTGCAGTTACTGCTGCAAAAAGACCTTCAGTACCTGCAGTATCGTTAGCTGCTGCAGTTCCAAGTAGTGAATCAACACCACCAGTTGCTTTAGCAAATTCACCTTCAATCATTGCCATTTCAAGGTTATCCTCGAATCTTGTTCTTGTGTCACCTTCAGCTTTTAAGTACCATAGGTAACCAGATTGTCCATTTTCTCCTGTTACTTCAACCCAACCAATTTGAGAAGCGTCAGATCCTGATACTTCGTACTTATCTTTAATGATAATTGGCTTGTTAGTTAAAGAAGCAAAAGATGGTTGTACCGCGTTGCTCATTCCGCTAGTTCCTTTCTTAAATTCAGAACCAAATACGAATAAGTCACACGTTGCTGTTCCGTCATCATCAGTTGTTGTGAATCCAGATACAGCACCAACAGTTGCACCTCCTGAATAAGGAATTGCAGTTAATGTTGTGTTGTCAGCTGCTACTGCAGAAACATACGCTTTAATTACTGTAGGAGAAGTTTGGTTATCGCTAAGTACGATAGTTTGACCAACTCTTACTGCATGAGTTCCTGAAGATGCAATTGTAATTACACCGGTGTTAGCTACTGCTGCACCTTTGTAGTGTAAGTGTAGTCTACCTTGCTCAGACCAAATTACTTGATCTGCAGTCATAGGCATTTCAGCACCAACCATTCTTACGAAAGAAGCTACAGATCTGTTTCCAAATACTTCAACTTCTTGTTCGTATAAATCTGGTAGGTATTGCTGAGACCAGTCATTTGAACCACCTGTAAATGATAGGTAGTTAGATGACAAAGTTTGTTTAGCTGGTGCCGGCGTTGAATTCAACGAGCTTCCAGCTGATGGAGTTATTGCTGCCATTTTATATTGAAATTTTTATTGTTATTTTCTAAGTTTAATTTTAAGTTTTGAACTATCATCACCAGAAATTGCTCTTACTTTTACTCCTCCAGCCTCAACTACACCAGCTTTACGTGGATCCATATTTATATTTTTGGATTCAGCGTTTAACTGTTTTATAGCATCAGCTTTACCTTGTTCGTAAAAATGATTTGCAATTTCGTCTGCATTGTCCGCAACAAAAAGAGCCTTATGATAGCCTGAAGCATCTTTTAACATATTATCTTCACTGATATATTTATCAAGTACATTTAATATATTTGCTTGTCTATCCTGAACTTGTTGCTTATCTTTAACATTAAATCTATATTTTTTATCACTTACTTTGAATTCAAAACCTTTGAAATCATCAGTGAATACTTTTTTAGATTCATTGTTAAAATGAGTAACTTGCTTTTCTTGCAGCTTTTGCTGTTCTGATTGTTCGTTATTATAAGTATTGAAAAACTCGATTGCTTTTTGTTGATCATTGGTTAACTTAGAACCCAACTTGACTTCTTCGTAATATTTGCCCTTTAACCCTTCCAAATAACTCTTAGCTTTTGCAATTTCTTCTTTATAAGCGAGTTTTTTACGCTTAATATCTCTTGGTTCATCAACTTCTTCATCTACATTAAAATTATCTTCAATTAAAAAATCAATTTCATCTTTTGTAAGATGTGATTTAGTTTGATTATAATATTGATATAATAAAGTTGAATCATCTATGTTAGAATAATCTTGATTAATTTTTACATAATCTTCTAACGTTCCACCAGTATCATTCATAAAGTCTACAACCTTTTGAATGTTTTCTGGTAATGGAGCTGCTGTATCTTGCGATGTTTGAACAGCTTCCTCTATTTCTTCCTTTAGTTCCTCTACAGGATCTTCTGGTTTTTGTTCTGGTTTTTCCTCAGTTTCGTCTTCAATTACTTCTTCTAAAGTTAATTGCTTTTCTTCTTGCTGTACTTCTTGCAATTCCACTTCGGCTTCTTCCCCAGTTTTTTCATCCGTGCCGCTTCCGCGTAACACGCTTTCATCTGTGCTTTGTTCTTGAACGGCATCTGTTTCTTCTTTAGTTTGTCTTAAATCTACTTTAGTTATAGATTCTTCACCTATATCAGCACCCATTTTTTTGAGCACTTTTGTTTCTTGCTCTGCAGTTGATAAATTTTCATCTTCAACTACAGCCGCTTTTACTTCTTCTGACATAATATAATATAATTAGTTGTACTCTTTTAATAAGGCAAGAATACTTTTACCTTTAAATTCCTTGATATGCTACTATAGTTCCTGAGTTCACATCAATTTCAGTCCATCGACCGTAGATTGTTACTCCTTTTGGGAATGTAACACTATCAACAACTATACCATTTGCTCCAGCACCAATGCCTTCAGTATTAATATATGTTGTTGCGCTTTCAGCAACTAACCCACTTGCACTATCAAAAACAGTGTCTGTTAACATTGTTATTGCTACAAAAACATTTCCTGATGTAGGAGTTATAGCATTTGAGCTTGCTGTTGTATATGTTGAACCGTTTATACTTCCAGTCCAATCATTTCTTGGTATTTTACTCATTGTTTATTATTTATTTATTATCTTGGTTCAAATTGTTCTAAACCAAACCCTCCTAAATTATCAAATCCTGCTGATTCAAAGTTTTTAGGTGGTTTATTGTTTTTTCTTTGATCTATTAATTCAGACTGTTGTGAAGCCTGTATTTTTGTTCTATCGTCTTTTCTATCTTCTTTATACTTCTCTTTATCTTTAATTACATTTAAATCAGCGTCTTTAAGCTGCATATTCATTTCAAATTCTTTTTGCATTAGTAACAATTTAATTTCTGCTTCTTTTTGTAATTTTTCTATATCTAAATCAGCTTGTACTTCTGCTAACTGAGCTTTGCTTTGCGTTATAGCTTGTTGTTTTTGAACGTCAGCTTGAGCGGCAGCTTGTGCGGCTTGTGCATTAGATTGACTTTGCATTTGTATATTTTCTTGCTGTATTTGTCTATCTTGCTCAAATTTTTGTTTTCTTCTTAATTTTAAATATTGATTTGCAAGTTTAAGATTTTTAATTTCACGTATATCAATAGCATCTTCTAAATTAATTTGATCTTTTTGAAGAGACATTTGTATATTGTTTTCAAGCAACTGTTTTTCTTCCTCATCTGGAGAAAGCTCTAAAAATATACCAAAATCATGAAGTTGTAACTTTGACATTTCATTTAATGTAGCTACATTGTATTTACCTATACTTTGTATAAAAGATTCTTTTGTTGGTCCAAATTCTAATACATCTGATATTCTAAGAGATATTGCTTCTGCTGTTTTAAGTGTAAGATATAAACCACCTTGTAGCACGTGCCTTGTTGCGGTATTTGAATTTGCTGCTGCAATCTTTTGTAATCCTACTAATGCATTTTTATCTGGTGTTGATCCATCTCTTGCTTCGTTTAATCCGGTCACATCTCTTATCATTTGTAAATAATAATTATATGAATTAATTAAACTAGATATTTTAGATTGTGATGCTGAAGATTGTAGTTCTTGTATAGGAACTCTACCGTTATTAAATTCACCATCTTGTGTCATTGACCTACCTATAACAGAACCTGTTTGAAAATACATATTCAATGCTTCCTGTGCATTATAATTTGTTCCATTACCTAAATCTATTTCAGCAATACCATCTGCATCTAAATAAACACCATCTGGTACCATTCTTGAAAGCACTTGCTGTAATTTTAAATGCGTTAATTGAATCATATCAGCGAATGTAGTCATTCTACTTACAAGTGATTCAACTTTACCTTTATACATTCTTGGTGCTACTACGTTGTAACTGAATTGAGCTTTAACAGTATTAGACTTAGGTCTTGTCATATTTTCAGCTAATTTCCAATCTAACATTATATCTGAGCCTACAATTTTTGCACCTTCATATATTACCTCAATAGTTCTTGATGTTTTTTCAAATCTTGACCTAGAATCTTTAGGTGGGTTAAATGTATCATCTTTTTTAATTGCTTTTGATGCACCAGTAGATGTTTCTTTTATTTTATAAACATCGTCTTTATATGTTTTATATTCAAAATATAGTATATACGCATAAGAGTTATCTTCTGCATCAGCTGTAGAATATGATTTATTATATAATTTTGTATTACTAGCTTGGTTTTCTACATGCTTTTTAATATCTTCATCTGTTAAATACGGATATTGTTTTTTAAGATCAACTACAGAAACTCTTCTTATTTCTCCTACATAATATATATCTTCAAAGTAAGGTGAATCCGTATACGAATAAACTAAATCTGATGGATCTACATATTTTATATTTATACCTTCTGATGTTGTGTACTCATTTTTTACAGCAGCCATACCTACAGTAGCAATATCGTAATCAAGTCTTTTCTTTATTAAATTGTATTTATTATGATCAAATACATTATTAATTGCTTCTTCTTCTGCTATTTCAATAGAATCTTTGTAGTTTAACTGCATATGTAATTGCAGCTCTTCTTCATTCTCAGGTAAAGTATTAGGGTCATTGTCATACAAATTTACACCAAATTCTTCGTAAGCAGCATTATTAAAGTCAGCTGTACGCATGTCTTTTAAAATAGACTCCATATATGCTGTTCTTTTTTGTACTGAAGCCGGGTCTTGTGAATAAGCTTTTACATCGTATGTTCTTTCTGCAATACCATTAACAACTATATCTACAAACTTAGGTATGATTGGTACTGGTTTCCAGTCTAAGTTTAAATATGATAAATCACCATTTATAGATAACTCATCTTTATATTTTTGTATTGATTGTTCTCCTCTTGCATATAATCTTAACCTGTGAAAGTTATCTCTATTAGCATAATATTTAGTTGACCCCGAGTCTCTTTTAAACCATTCAGATTCAATTGCTCTTGCAACACTTAAACCATAAGCGCTGCCTGCTTTTTCTCCACTTGATACTGCTTGAGAGGGGAATATACCTGTTGATGATAAATCCATTTATTTTATTATTTTTGAAATATTTCCTTGATTGTTATATTTTTTAAAGCCAAAATCTAATACTTTAGTTTGTCTTTGTTGTTTTGGTTCATATAAGTGCCTATTGTTTGCAATAATTGCAAGTCCTGAACTTATAGCCGCATCATGTTTAGTCCTGTTGTTTATATTAAATTTAGACCAATCATTTAATGTTGTATTAAAATATATATTACCGTAACTTCCATCTTCTTGTAATCCTACATATTTATCAATGTATGATTCAATAGCCGCGGCATGTATTTGTTTTATGTCTTCTGATGAATTAGGTATACCTCCTATTTCTCTTTCTGCTACAGATAATTTGTTTGCTGTTTTATCTGGTCTGTTCATTGAGTAACCTCTATATCCTCTTCTTTTTATATAATATAAAAGTCTTGGTTTGTTATTTTCCGCAAGAAGTGGCATACCATAAAATACTAATGCCATTAATACATCTTCAAAAAATATTTCTGCTGTTTGCGGTCGAGCTATATATTCTAAAAAAAACGTATTAGAAGGTGCATCTTCCATACTAAATTTAGTTAATCCATGCAAAGCTCCCTTAGATCCTTGACCATCTGTCGTACCGGATATATCGTAACTATCACATCCAAATGCTCCTATATGTTCATTTCCAGGATATTTAGCTCTATTTTTACTTATTACGCGGTTTTGTAGATTTATACTTGGTACCCAAGATATATTAAATCTTCCATTTCTATCAGGTGTAAAAATAACCCTAGAGTCTTTAACACCGTTTTCCCACTGAAAGTTTCCTTTTGTAACTTCATTAGTGGATTTTATTCCGTCGTTGTAATCTATTTGTTCGTATATTTTTTGTAAATTAAATATACTGTTTTTTGTTTCATCTCTGAATGCATGCTCCTCTGTTCTAGGAAACTGCCTATAAAATTCATTTAATCCGTCTGAATCATTTTTTAATCCTTCTGCTTCATTTTCCCAATGTTCAATTATTCCAATATCGATCTTATCACCATAGGGTCCTTCAACTGCAGACTTGGGTGTTTCGAATACAGGTAATCCATAAGAATCAATGAATCCTTCGTAGTTCCATTCCATAGGTATGAACAAACTATATAATCCCGAACTAGTCTGTCCGTTGCGGTTTCTTTTTGTAACGTCTGAGTCATTGTATAATTTTTTAAAGTTATCACCACCTTTATCTAAGGCATTTGAAGTAGATCCCATCATACATTTTCCTATAATCCTACTTCCTAATCTCAGCGTTGTTTTAGTAACACGCCAGTTGTTTAATATATTGTCTGGTCTTTCCCATTTACCAGATTCATCGTGAACAAGTAATCTTAACTTTTCACCATCATAAGAGTTATCCCCTGTGTTTTTCCAATCTATTGTTGTATCGAGCCCTTCGAGCGCGTCGGCGTTGGACTTGGTTGTACTGGTGATGGACTTCCTGGTGAGCTTGGAGGCTGGTACCCTGAATGCGAGTTCGGTCTTGGGCCTATCCATTCCGTCTTGTATGGGCTTGAAGAAAAAGGGGTAGTGTACTGATATGGGTACCACCTTGTCGGTAAACATCTTCTTTGCATCTCCACCAGTCTTAGATAAGATCCCGAATCTAGAATCAGATGATATGGTGGCCTGGTTAACCGTTTCAGCACTTGACATGAATGAAAATCCACTACGCCTGTTCTTAAGATAGCAAATTCCGTAGCATCTATCGTCTGCCTTGCAAGCTTCCCAGAATATGAAGAATAATCTGTTTGCTTCTCGAAAGTCTGGCTTCCCAACATCAATCTTGGACCACTGCAAGTAATTGTAATGAGAGCCAGTGATATAAGTACTAACACCTTTGTTAATAAACCAATACCCTTCTTCGCGTCTAGTAAATTCTGTATTAATGTATTCATGCCATTTGTTTTTAAATTCTGTTGGATAAGTTTGCCAGTCAAATATAGTTTTTATATTTTTTAACTCTTTAGGATATTCATGTGCAACCCATTTATCTTGTTTGCTATACACATTATTTTCTTCTGGTAAAGCAATTTTGAGATTTTGTATTTCGTATATATCCCCTATCTTACCTGTTTTACTTATAACAACTATATCGTGTTCTTTGTTATAACCATATTCCCAAGCTTTCTTTTTATTTAACCTATGTATTGTTGTTCTTTTAATAGGTTCAATAATCTTGTATAATGTTTGCTGATAACTCATTATTTAGATCTTTTTTCCGCAAACCCACTAAATGCTTTTGTTTCATCTTGTATAGGTTTGTTTTCTAAAATAGCCTGTTCTTGTTCTATTCTATTTAAAATTTCAAATGCATCGAATATTGCTAATTTTTTAGTAGCTGCTGCGTTTTTTAATCTATCTGCAGACACATCATCATCTGTTTCAACAATTGCTTCTTTTGCAACTTTTACTAATTCATCAACAGCTCTATAACCAGCTTGGATTATATTCTCTTTCTTCTTTTTTATATTCATATTTAATTGAAATTTCTTTTGTCATTACTCTATATAGTCTTTCACCGTTTATTATAAACTCATATTCGCTATCTGGAGTAAATCCTATTTTTTCACCTACTATTAATAAACCTGAATTATCTGTATATTTAACAATACCCATCAAGGGTTTTTCTTTGTTAACAGAAAGTTTATTTTCATTAGCTAATGGTTTTATAAAACAAAAACCATCATTTGCTTTCCAGCTGCCTTCATGTTTATAAAGGAATATTTGATCATCTTCGCAAAAGTATAAATTATCTTTGAAATAACTTTTACTATTCCTTTCAATACCTCTAACATCATGCCAACGACGAAATATATTGTGATGCACATAAAGCTCAGTGCCTCTAGTAAAATGCTTGCCATTTATTATTGGTGTTTCATGTATTACAGCTTCACGACTTACAAATTTATGATCAGTTATACCAGAATTTAATATTAGTTCAGTATCATTAACCTTTTTAGTATTGTCGTATCTTTCTTTTTTTGGTGTTATTAAAAAAGTATGTATGGGTTTCATTAATATTCAAGATTATATTCTACAGATATACCCATATTTTTATTAAAACTTTTCCACGGCAACACGTCATTTCCTTTTTTAATATATACAGAGTACTTATCCTGCTCTTCTAATATATCACATATAGTGTGCCCACCGTAAACTTCTTGTCCTACAGCATAATGCATTGCATCATTTTTGTAGTCTTTCCCAATACTAATCTTCCTTATTAAGTTCATCTTCTTTTGCTTTTTCTATTTTACCGGTTTTAAGATCTATTGATACTTTACCGTGCTCCTCTAAAAGATCTGCTTTTAATTCATTTAATTTAATTTCTTGCTCTAAATGAAGATGAGATAACTTATGATTTGCTATAGTATTTTTAGCTATTTGATTTGAAATTTCTACGATAATATTATTTATCTTTTGCAATTCTTCTAATTGCTCTTTTTTAATTTTACTCATAATTTATTTATTTAATTTAATTTAACTTAATTTTTAGTTTATTTTAAATGCCATATATACATAAGATTCACCAGAATTGTTAATTCCATTATAACTACCCATTGTCCAACCATCATTATCAAAAGATGTAATAGCACCAGTTTCATCAAATTCAGCACTATTAAGATTAGCATATACCTGTTTAGTGCTTCCTCTTGTAGAATCTTGTATATACCAATTTTCCGTTCCATCTGTTCTTTTAATCATTATCCAGTCAGGTTGGAATCT